CTACTCAGCTTCACACACCACACCGCGGCCCAACCCTTCCTCCGGATTTCTCCGGCTGTCTCCCCTGGATACCAGACATTGTCCGTGGCGCCAGGGGAATGTGTTGTTAGCGTCCCTTCACACCGTTCCTTCGGTTCTCGGGTTCTGTGCCGGTCTAGCCATTGGCCATATTCCCACTGCATTTTGGGTACAGGTTACGGCCTTTGTCACGACTGCTCGTACTGGGTGCTGTCTTCCGTACCAGTGCTACTACTACCACCCCCAGCTAGTCGAACTACTCACAACCGTTAACGCAGCTGAAGGCACTCGTTTTCATTCTTCAGCCCACGGTCACTCAGACCGCCTCCTTACGTTCTCCGCACACAGCGATGGATCGTTCTGTTTACTGTTAGGCCCCGTGAGGTTGCGCAAGCAGACAGACCGGAGTCTGTCCACGAGAACCGCCCCCTAGGGATGTCCGTACTCTCTCGCTTAGTTGTGCCAGCCCCCAAGGCCAGCGTAACTAAAGTCTTCAGAGTCCGGGGAGTCTCACTCTCCTTGTGTGTTGTTCTATGTTCCGTCACTCAGAGCGGTGCATAGGTAGTGATAGCCTTGGTAAAGCCGGCAACACCTCTATCCAACGCCGGCCCCCCTGACCGTAGCACCATTGGTTGGACTAGGGGGCTCGTGGCTTCTTAATGGTTTCTCAGTGGCGCCGCTCTTCCCCTTGCTTCAGGTGTGTTGTCCGGCTCCCATTTCAAGTGCCTCTGTACCGGTTAATTGGTAGTAGTCGTGTTGTTAGCTGTTTCTGCCCCTAGTCTAGCCATAGGTTGATGGCTGCCACTGTACGGAGTCTCTGTTCCGGGTCATTCCAGACAGACTCCTTGGCCGTGATACATGTCGCGTCTTGCTGATAGACCCTTCGGAACTTCCACAGAGCAGGTGATGTGAGGCGTGCGTATTGTGCTTCTGCCTCTCGTTGCTCAGGTATGGTGATTCCGAATGCCTCGAAAAAGGAAGCTCGCGCTGTTGGTGTGACTGGTGCTAGGAAATCTCCGTCCAGGCGTACTCTCTGCTGCCTGGCACGGTATCCAAATTCACGTCCCAACGTCCGCTTGAGCCTCTTACTTCCCTTGGTCACTCGCAGCAGATGATATGCGCATGCTTGTGCCACAGGTAGTCCCGATGACGTCACCGCCTCACATAGCGCCACACTCCTCACATACTTCATCCACGTCGGACGGTCGAAGAAATGGGATGGGGTGGACAAAATGGTGCCAGTACTTCGATCAGGCCTTCGTGCCATCGTCCAATGTCCGTGTGTTCGCGTGGGTAACGGCCATCGTTGTCGTCTATCGTCCAGTGGTCCGTGCTCC